TTCCTTGGCCCGACGAAAGGAAACAAAGTGAAGATCAAACTCACGCTTACACGCGGAGACAAAAAAGAAACACTCATTACAAACCTCTTCGCGATCTCGGAATGGGAACGCCTAGAGAATCGTCGAGTATCTGACGGACGCGGTATTGGCGCATCCGATATGGCGTGCTGGGTCTACATCATGCTCGGCATCAAAGGCGAAACACTTCCTGCTACTTGGCGCGAATGGTTGAAACAGAATCCAGATGTTGAGATCGGTGTTGAGGATGCCACAGATCCAAACCCTACGGACGCGGCTACAGGCGACAACTCGCTGAACTTGTAGTCGCGACAGGGTGGGCTCCCACTTTCTACGCTGACACCTTCGACACGCGAGATCTCACTACCATTGTCGCAGTGCTAGAAAAACAAAACAAAAGAAGGTGATATGGCTGACGGACTTAATACCAAGATCGAGATCTACGGCCTAAAGGATGCGATTAAGCAGCTCAACTCTGTAGAGCCGGGGCTTCGTAATCAAATTGCAAAAGACTTTAGGAATGTCGCAAAGCCTGTCATCAATGATGCACTTATGCTGATTCCTAACAGCGTTCCATTGTCTGGCATGAGTCGTAATTGGACTACTACTTCAGGCTTCAAGATGCTCCCTTGGGAAGCAGGACGCAAACAAAAGATCTCCGCCAAGATCAATACCAAAAAAGTCTCCGAATTTCGTGGACAGATGCGAAATGTCGGCGTCTTCAATATCATCTACTCGGGCTCTACAGGAACACTCTTTGACATGGCGGCAAGCGGCAGACTTGGCGGTGCACTTTCGGCGCGATACGGGATGCGATCAAGAGTAATGTGGAAAGCAATGGAAAAGAACCAAGGCACAGTCGAGTCGGAAATGCGGCTAATTGTGGAGACTGTCATGGACAAAGTTAATCGAAATGTGGTCGAGTAATGGCTTCAGTAAATATCCCAATAATCTCAGAATTTGACGCGAAAGGAACCCAGCGCGGAATCAAAGAATTCCAGTCGCTTGAGGGCGCGTCCGCCAAGGCGTCATTCGCCATGAAAAAGGCTGCACTCCCAGCCGCAGCCGCAATCGCAGGAATCGGCTTTGCTTTAGTTGGTGCTACCAAGGCGGCAATGGAAGACCAAGCCGAACAGGTACAGCTCGCTCTTGCACTCCAGAATGTCACTGGAGCCACTGACGAACAGATCGCATCTACAGAAAGCATGATCTCAAAAATGAGTCTTGCTTCAGGCGTAGCAGACTCGGAACTTCGCCCGGCTTTAGCGTCTCTTGTTCGAGGCACGCACGACATCGCTACCGCCAATGAAGCTTTAGCACTTGCACAAGACATCTCCGCTGGATCAGGTAAAGATCTTGCAACAGTCTCCGACGCTCTTGCCAAAGCTTACGGTGGCAACTTCAAAGCACTTGGAGCGTTAAGTCCAGAGATTAAATCCATGATCAAAGACGGAGCATCTCTGGAAGAAGTAATGAATGTCCTTGGCGGATCATTCGGTGGAGCGTCCGAAGCGGCTGCGAACACCGCCGAAGGTGGAATGAAGCGTCTCGGAATAGCACTTGCCGAAACAAAAGAATCAATCGGTGCAGCACTTCTCCCAGCAGTCGAAGCCATTCTTCCAGTGCTACTCAAGTTCGCAGGATGGGCACAAAACAACACCAAAACTCTTCTTATCATCGCAGGCGCGATCGCTGGAGTCTCGGCAGCGGTCTTAATCTTTAACGCGGCAGTAGGGATCGCGACAGTCGTAAACACCTTGTTCGCGTTAAGTCTTACCGCCGCACAGCTTGCGATGGTCGGATTCATCACTCTCGGAATCGCTCTTGTAATCGCCGCACTTGTCGCGCTCTACTTCAAATTTGACATTGTGCGAGAGATCGTGGACACAGTATTTGACGCGATGCTGGTGGGCGGCAAAGCAGTCTTTCAAGGATTGACCACTTACTTCACAGGCGTCTACAACATCTTCAAGACACTCTTCAACGGCATCGCAACACTTTGGAACAACACGGTAGGCAAATTGTCTTTTAAAATTCCGTCTTGGGTGCCGGGTCTTGGAGGCTTCGGATTTTCGGTTCCTAACATTCCTTACCTTGCAGAAGGCGGGATCGTAACAGGGCCTACGCTTGCGATGATCGGCGAGAAAGGGCCCGAAGCGGTCATTCCCCTTAGCGGACGAAATAGCGGTTTTGGTGGCGGCATCAACATCACCGTCAACGCAGGGCTTGTATCAACCCCAGCACAAATCGGGCAACAAATCATTGAAGCCATACAAAAGGCACAGCGTCAAAGCGGACAGGTCTTTGCGGCAGCATGAGTGCCCCAACAATGCAAGTCTTGGTTGGCTTCCAATCAACCACAGGCTTCGGAACCCCATTCCTTTTAGATAACGCTACTTACGGCGTTCTTGACACGCTTAACAGGGGAACGCTTGGCGGTCTCACAATGGTTGATCTCACAAACCTTGTGATGTCTGTAAACATCACTCGAGGACGCAACCGAGAACAAGATCAATTTAACGCCGGGACAGCCACAATCGCATTTGATAACACTTCACAAGTCTTAAACCCGAGCAACACTGCTAGCCCTTACTACCCTTTTGTTTTGCCTCGATGTCCGGTGCAAATCCTCGCTAACGGCATTCCGATCTATACAGGTCTAATCAAAGACTGGAATCTTGATTATTCAATCAGCAACCAAGACACAATGTATGCAACATGCGCAGATCAATTCACGGTGCTCGCTAATCAAGCTATTAACGCCGTCTCCCCATCTTTGCAGCTCACAGGGGCGCGCATAAACACCGTTCTAAATTATGCAGAAATAAACTATCAAGGCGCACGCTCAATCGCGGCAGGATCATCAACTCTTGGTGCTTACGCAATAACACAAGACACAAATTTGCTGAATTACCTTCAACAAATCAACACAAGTGAACAAGGTTACTTGTTTATGTCAGCCGCTGGAACTCTCACTTTTAAAGGTCGATCAAGCGTGCTTAACCCAGTGACCGGAGCAACTTTTAACACCACTGGAACAGGAATCGGATATCAGACGCTCATCAACCAATACGGCGACGAACTTCTTTACAACTACATTGTCACGCAATCTCCAGCAGGGGCAGCTCAAACAACAAGCAACGCTGCCAGCATCGCCCTTTATCAGGCACAGAATTACAACCTTCTTGACTTGCTAAACAGCACAACCGCTGAAGTAGCAGGACTTGGCAACTACCTTCTAGGCAAATACCAAAACCCTATTCTTCGCTTTACGGGACTATCTACTCAAATGGCAGGGTTATCAACGGCAAATCAAAACATTTGTTTTAATCTTGACTTAACAGGTATTTGCACAGTTGTCAAAAATTTTGTTGTTGGATCACCTGCAACAGAAACCCAAACCCTTATTGTTTCGGGCGTGTCTCACAACATCACCCCCGGCAACCACATCATCTCATATACCTTTGAGAGCACAGACGGAAATCAGTATCTCACACTTGACAATGCGATTTTTGGTACTCTTTCAACTACTAATCTATTAAGTTTTTAAAGGGGATAATATGGCGGCAGTAACGACATTACCGGCAGCGGCGGTAGCAGGCGACATTTTGACCGCAGCGTATGTTAACAATGTGCGTGGCGCGTTTCGTGTTTTGCAAGTTGTTTCCTCAACTTATTCTACAGCAGCAAGCAATTCAACAACTACTTACGCGGACACAGGTTTAACAGCGACAATTACACCATCGGCTACAAGCAGCAAAGTATTAGTATTTTTTGCACAAAACGGTTGTGGAAAAGAAGCAGGTAGTTCAAGTTCAGAATTACAAATCCAATTATTGCGAACAGCAACGCAAATAGCGTTTTGTAGTGGTGGCTCAAATGGCACAAGCAGCGTCAACTACATTGGTTCTATATCGGCAGCAATACTTGATAGTCCAGCAACAATTTCAGCGGTAACTTACAAAACACAATTCAGAAACTATGTTGCAGCCGCATCAGTACGAGTTCAGACAGGTAACTCTGCAACAAATGACACATCAACAATGATTTTGATGGAGATTTCAGCATGACTCACAATGAAATCATTGCGTTGTTGCTTGAAAAAGGTTTTGATACTGGTTGGGCTGTTCTTGGAACAGAATTAACAATTTGGGAACATGACGAAAACCCACCAAAACCATTAACACGCCCAAAGGCGTAGTCGATGCAAGCGTTATGGGTTGCATTAGTCGCAGGCGGATTTACCGTGCTAGTTGCAATAATTAACCGCGCCGATAAAACATCTCGTAAAGACCACGCAGAAACATATCAAGCATTAGGCCGCATAGAGCAAAAAATAGATGGGCATGTTGTAAACCATGAAAAACGCTAAAGCACTTTTATCAAGTTACGGACGGTCAATGATCGCCTCAGTGCTCGCCGTCTATATGACAGGCAACACCGATCCCAGCGATCTAGGCAAAGCCGCCATCGCAGCACTTCTACCGCCGCTTATGCGCTGGGCAAATCCATCAGACAAGGCTTTCGGTCGTGGCAATAATCCCAGCGAATCCTAAGATCCCGAACTCGAGACCGTACACAGGGAACTCCGACGGAGCATCCGATGGCCCTCGACAGGGCATGGACGAATGGATCAGACAAGCGATCAAATACGGAGACGGAGCTTTCTGGAATAACGGGAGCTACGGCGTGAGAAAGATGAGGGGCTCCGAAAATCTGTCAGTGCACGCCACAGGTCGAGCAGTAGATCTTTCGTACCGCAAATCAGAGCAGCATCCAAACGCCAGTCGCAAAGGATCAGTCGCCTTCCTAAACATTGTCACCGCTAACGCGAACGCGCTCGGCCTTGAATGCGTACTTGATTACATCGCCCCGTTCGGAAGAGGCTGGAGATGCGACCGACAGAAGTGGCAAAAATACACTACGGAAACTATTCACGGAGTTCCGGGCGACTGGCTGCATTATGAGATCTCGCCAGCGATGGCAGACTCTTCAACCCTTGTGAAACAAGCCTTTCAAAGAGTGTTTGCCGAAATCCCCCAATAGCGAGCACCGATCCTCTATGGTCGAAGTACCGACGATAGGAGTACAAACATGACCGAACCCCAAGTCTT